TAATGTACTCAATTAACTTGACTCCAAAAGTCATACTTTGATTCATAGTTTTGCTCGAACCATACAGTTAATACACGTTTAACTAGGTCAGCTTTGTTAATTCCCTGCGCTTCAGCTAGATAATTAATTCTTTTTTCTAGTTGAGTAGGAATCATAACTTGAAGTTTAACTGAATCGTCTTTACTTAACATCTTGTGCATACCTCCATGCTCTTTTTATTAGTGGATACATAGCTACTCTATCAGCCGCCTTTGGAAAAGCCTCCTTTAAATATTCATTTAACAATCTATCTTGAATCTCCTCGGTTGTTTCCGTAGGAGCTGGCGCATCTATCAGCATTTGCCAATGGGTTGCCTCCATAGGTGCATAATTCCAGGCTGCGGAGATAAAATATTCTGAGCCTGAGCAATAATAAAGTACTTGACCTTTATTATTGCCATGTTTTTGTTGTGGCTTCCTGTCAGTTAGCTTGTAAATTGGTTCTGTCATTGTGTGATAATTAAAAATAAAAAGATAAATAATAAAAGGATAGTAATGCTATGCACTATTAACCTCCTTAGTAGGCTTGCCATTATATACTCTTAGTCCACGATACTTAACTTCGTATATCTCAACGTAAGGTATTGTTTCTATGAAGTATCTAAGTGCATCTTCCAGGCATTGCGCTACTTGAATGTGAACATTAACAAGTCGTTGACCATCATGTTCATAATCAAAAACTATTTCATAAGTTTTAAATTGCTTTTCCATTGTCTTTAAAGCGTAATTGTTTTTTATATTTAGCATCAAGTTTGTTNGACCACTCCTGATACTGTTCTTTAGTTATGTCTCCAAATATCCAGGCATCATCAAGTGATGCCCTTTGGATACTGTAAGCCTGGTGTTCAAAAAAATCCTCGAACATTTTATTTATTCCTCCTGGATTTTCTATATTTAATATCGGTATATAGAGCTACACCGACCAGGTATAGCCCATATAAACCGCCAGCTATGATAAGAAATTCAATCATGGTTTTAATAGTAATTAGATCGGTCTTGTAGTTCCATTATTAACCCGTCAAANTCCTCACTCGGAGGCAATACTGTTAATAAAGCATCTACTATGTCCTTTCCGTAGTCCTCCCTGAGCATATCAAGATACTCGGCTCGGTTTTTACAGCCCTCCTCTTCATATCGGGATATTAGAATCCCTGAGTCTGGGTCTTTTGCTTCGGATTTACTTTCAAAACTAACTGTTTTGACCGCCTTTCCTGTAATGCCATCTACAAAAGTGATGTCCATTTTTTGCTCCTGGTATGTTGTGAATAAGAAGTAAATTAAATTAATAATTACTTCATTTAATAGAAAATTATTAAAGGAAATAATTGATTAAGAAATTGCCCAGGTGTTGAAGCCTGGGCGCTTGTTATTAGTCCAGGAAGTAATGACTCTCTCCATCTGCCTCAAGTACTGTCATATCATGGCGGAAAGCGTAGTTATATGTAGCCTCCCAGTCTATAACTAAACTACTTTGTGTGTTTGGGTCATAGTCTCCGCACTCGGTCATAAATTCCTCCGCATAGTCGGCGTCAGAATCATAAACGCCGCGATATGAACTCTCAAAATCTGAATACGATAAATCCTCTCCGTAATTGTCGAGGTATTCATTCATTAATTCAAGAGATACATTATTCTCCTTAAATTCCTGGTATTTCTCCAAGTATTCTTTAATAGTTTTAATGTCCTGGTACTCGTCATATATTGCACTAAGGTTTTCATGGTCAGTAAAGAACCACTCCTCGGCGCTATCGCTTGGGCTGGTTTTAATAACGTAGTCAATACACTCTTTAAACTCTTCTTCAAAGTTGTCCAGGTCTATTGCTTCGAGATCGCACCAGTAAAAATGGTGCATCCCTTCGTTATAACTTGCCAGGCATTGAATACAAATAGAAATTTCTCCCTCTTTGCTTTCAAGTGCCTTTGGCTTGGTTAGTGTTGCTGTTGACATTTTAAAGTCCTGGTAAATTGTTTTAATCGGTAGGCTTGCCCACCATCTAGGCGACCAGCTCGAAAGCTGGAAGCCTGGAAGCTAGGAAAGTAAGACTATTAAACAAGTAATAGTCCCCAATAGATAAAAAGAATACCAAGCCATAATTAATTTATGTTGTAGTAACTTTTGATATTAATTTTTAAAGTTGATGCAGGGCTGTATTTGTTTGTATTAGTCCAGGCATTATTTACAAAGTTAATAAAGTTTTGTAATCTATCAGGCGCTAGTACGTCGGAGCTGCTAATTGTCCAGGTATAAATTGAGTCTGGATTTTGTTGTAATGCCTCGTTATTTGCATTATTAACAAAATAATCCAGGTGCAATTCTAAGTCGAGGAACTCGGCTTCAAATAAAGTCGTGATTTTATCCTGGTAAATTTTGGAGGGCTGACCAAATAAAGCGCATAAGTTGTTATAACTTGCCTCTATTGTGGCTTGCTTCCTGGTGCATGAGTCGATTGATACTGTCAAGATAACCTCTTAAGTTAGTGTTAATTAGATTCATATAGAATCTATATAGAATATTAACCGATATTAAACCAGTTTGCAATTATTAGGCGGCTATTCTCACAAATAAATATTAAATAAAATTGCTCCAGGACTAAATCGACCAGGCTAATTAATGTAGAGCTGTCAATATGACAGTACTACAACTAATAAAATTNTAGTTATAGCGCCAGCTTCAAGCCTTAATTATTTTATTTGGACGCANCCAGGACAAAATATAAAAAATTAGACCAGGCAGACAGCCTATAAAATAAGTATTTTTACCTATGGGGACACCCTATCCCCTTAGCGTATAGATAAGCCGATCACATTTTTCTACCAAAAATCAAAATATCTATCCCGATCTTATTAGATCTTATTAGAGGGCTATACGACTCTACTTCTTCTATTGTGGAGAGCTAGTGGTGGACAGGGATTTTAGATAAGCTATATTGAAGGTAAGCCATTATGTTGTTAACTCCCCTGCAAAGCAGTTAATTTTACCTCACAGTAGATATAATGGCTTTATATAAAACTGTTATGGCACAAAAAGACACTACTGAAATGCTTAGTAGCCTACATGGTAGGTTAGCTAGTGTATTAACTGATTTGCTGGATAGTGGGGAAGCTAGTACAGCAGACTTAAATGTGATTAGACAGTTCTTGAAAGATAATCAGATAACGTCTCAGCCTGTAGAAGATACTCCATTTGGAGATTTGGCTAAGTCGTTACCTGATATAGAAAATGTTATCGCATTAAAAAGACGTAGTGCGTAATGAAGAAGTCCGAATGGCAAACATTACCCAAACCTTACGATAAAGACTTTAGATATTTTTTAGTTTTAGTATGGAGGCATTTACAACTTCCTGATCCAACTACTGTTCAGCTTGATATAGCAGAGTATATGCAAACAGGAAATAAGAGAAGGATTATTGAAGCATTTAGAGGTGTAGGTAAGTCGTGGATGGCTGCTGCTTATACGTTATGGTTGCTAAGAAATGATCCGCAGAAAAAGATAATGGTTGTATCAGCTAGTAAGACCAGGGCGGATGACTTTGCTCAATTCTGTTTAAGGATTATCCAGGAAATGCCTATACTAAAATGTCTTGAACCAGATAAAAACGAGCAAAGATCAGCTAGTAATAGGTTTGATGTACGTCCAGCTATACCCGATCAGTCAGCTAGTGTTAAAAGTGTAGGAATATTTGGACAGTTAACTGGTAGTCGTGCGGATTTAATACTTGCAGACGATTGTGAAGTACCGAATACAGCCTGGACAGTAGGCATGAGAGAAAAATTATTGCAATGTTGTGGAGAATTTAACGCTATTCTTAAGCCTGATGGCGAAATAATGTTTTTAGGTACGCCGCAGACAGAAGAAAGCATATATAACAAGTTGAGATTACGAGGATACGATTGCAGAATATGGACAAGTCGTTATCCAAAGAAACCTGAGAAGTATGGAGACGCATTAGCTCCATTAATAAAAGGATTATCTGCAACAAAGCCTGGTCAACCTACAGATCCAGACAGGTTTAGTGAAATGGATTTACTAGAAAGAGAAGCAAGCTATGGTAGATCACAATTTACCTTGCAGTTTCAGCTAGATACTACATTATCTGACCTACAACGCTTTCCATTAAGACTCCAGGACTTAGTTGTTATGGAAGTAAAAGATCATGCACCCGAAAAAGTGGTGTGGTCGTCAGGTGCAGAGTATAGAATCTCTGATTTGCCAGCAGTAGGTTTTAGTAATGACTATTATCACAAGCCAGCTTTTTTACATGGCGATTGGCTGCCATTTACAGGTTGCGTGATGATGATTGACCCCTCTGGTAAAGGTGTTGATGAGACAGCGTATAGCATAGTTGCGCATCTAAATGGAAACTTATACGTTTTAGAGGTTGGATCGTTTTGCGAAGGCTATACAGAACCAGTTTTAACTGGTATAGCTGAAGCTGCAAAGCGTAATAAGGTAAAACTAATACTCCTGGAGGATCAATTCGGTCAAGGCATGATGGAAAGTTTGCTTAAGCCATACCTT